TGCCCTGCGTATTTCGTCGTAGCTGGCGGACTTGGGCGTGAACGGGGTGAGCGTCTCAATCTTGTCCGCTTGTTGAACCGCCTTGCGCTCAACCTTCTCCTTGACCGGCCCATATTTTCTGACATGCACTTGGATGGATCGGTCGCTCACTTGCAGAAGCTTTCCGATGTCCTTGTAGGACAAGACGCTCAGACGCTTAAGAGCAGCCGTGCGTTGCTCGGTGTCCAATTCAGCCCAAGGCGTTTCGGTGATCATATCGCTCATCAGGCAGCCACCTCTTGGTTAAAGCGGCGCCCGACAATGTTCTTGAACTTGCCATTGGGTTTGACGACGATAGCCGCTGGCATGGTGAGTTGGTCAAAGACCAACAGCGCCTCATCCACCGTCTCGGGCACTGGCCCCGATGCATGCGATTGCCACCAGTCGCGCGCCTTTTGGCCAGCAAAGCCCCCATGCTCTAGGCACACCCATTCATTGATGGCTTCAAGGCCTGCAAAGTAGGTCACGCGCAGACTGTCCGGGGATCCTTGTTTCTCCCAGCGGCAAGCCTGCCAATCGACCACGGGTACTACTTCCGGCGGCACCTTCTCAGAGGATAGGATCGGCGTTGCAGCATCCGCCGTATCAGCGTGCTTGGCCTCGGTTGCAAATGTGTGACCGCACCACTGGCATTGGCGCGCCTGGATCGGTAACAACGCCTCGCAGTCGGGGCACGCCTTTGCCTTGACCGTATCGACCTTGACCGCCTCAACGTCTTTCTTGACGGCACCGCGCGTGCTTGGTGGTTCAATCGCGTCAACCGGGCCATGGCGCCGTACGTTCCCAGCAAAATCGAGCACGAGGCAGTTGTCCTTGCCATCGGCTTTGCGGGTTCCGCGTCCGCACATCTGAACGTAGAGGCCAGTTGAAAGCGTCGGGCGCAGGAAAGCGATGAGATCAACGTTTGGCGCGTCGAAGCCAGTGGTCAGCACATTGGCGTTGGTCAGCGCGCGTATCTCGCCGGACTTGAACCGCCGGATAAGGCTTTCGCGCTCACCCTTCGGCGTGTCGCCGGTCACCGTGGCGCAGTCGATGCCAGCAGATCGCATGATGTCGGCGGTGTGGTGAGCATGCTTGACGCCAGCGCAGAAAATGAGCCAGGAGCGGCGGTGCTCACCAAGCACCTGCATCTCAGTGACGGCTTTGCGGATCAGTGCCTCATCGTTTGCCGCGGCTTCGAGGGCCCCGGCAACAAACTCACCGCCGCGCTTGGAAACGCCCGACACATCGATCTCGGCAAGCGACGCTTTGGATATCAGCGGCGACAGCCATCCATCTTTTATGCCGTCGCCTACCCCATAGGTGTAGACGATCTCATCAAACAGTCGTCCCTCGCCCATATCCAGCCGACCAGACGACAAGCGGTAAGCAGTTGCCGTAAGACCAGCAATGCGCATGTCCGGGGCCTGCTCGCGCAGATCATCAATGAGCTTGCGATACATGCCCTCACTGGCATGCGGCACCAAGTGTGCCTCATCGATCAGGACAAGGTTGCGTTTCCCAAGTTGGGCGGCACGCTTGTAGACGGATTGGATCGACGCGAAGGTGACGGGATGATGCCCATCGCGCTTACCGAGTCCTGCGGACCAGATGCCGGCATTGGCTTCCGGCCATAGGCGAATGAGCGCCTGATAGTTCTGGCTCACCAACTCCTGAACATGCACAAGGTTCAGCACGCGAAAGCCGGGGTATTGCGTCACAAGCCGCCGGTTGATTTCAGCAACCACCACGCTCTTGCCCAAGCCTGTGGCCATGTCGATCAGGGGATTACCGCCTCCCTTGGCCCAATAGCCAAACACGCTGTCGATAGCATCTTGTTGATAGGGTCGCAGGGAGATCATGCCGCCACCTCTTGCAAGGCCGCTGCTTTCCTTCGCCCCTCGTTGGCGAGCCGATCACACTGTCGATTGACCCACTGCCGTCCACGTCCTTTGGTGTGCCCGCGTACATGGCGAACCACCACCCTCAGCGCATTGCGACCAATAATTTCTGCGATGACATCAACCGCAGCCGATTGACGTTCATTTGGTTGCTTTTTCTGAAAGGGTACGCGGACGCCATTGGCATGACGGCTATCTCGCGCGCGCATCTTTTGGCGCACAACTGATAGGGCACCCACCGAATCCGACTGGAGCATCACCACTTGTTGGTTTGAAGACAAAGCGCCTGTTTGCTCTGCGTGAGCTAAAGCGTTGGCCAGCGCTTCCAGTTCAGCAGCGGTCACGTCCGCAGTAAAATTCTGGAATGCGCCGCCGGTGAGGACAGCCTCAAGCCCATCCGCAATATACCAAGCGCCCCAACCGCTGGCTTTTGTTTGATTACAAACCGATGCATCGGCAAAGACGGTGATCATCACGCCGCCCTCCCTGCTGCGTTTCGCTGAGCACCTTCCGTCAAGGATTGAGAGCGCTGCGCGCCATCCACCCACGTTTCGCCGCTGGGCATTTGGTAGGTGACGGTCTCGGCGGCTTGGTCTGCGTCCACCTGCTCACCTGGGACAAGCGATGGAAGATAGAGATGGTTGGCGCATCCAGCCCGCTGATCATTGGCGGAAAGCTCACAGCCATGACGGCCACACCACCAAACGCCGTTGGCGCCGGGCGTTGCATGCAGGCACGTCCGGCAGTTGCGACGGGCAAACTGCGCCTCATGGCATGCTTCGCGCAGATCGCAGAAGCGGCAGGGGAAAGCAGAAGCGTCCGATGCAATGCGATCGGGCGCGTGATGAGCGTGAACAATCCGATCAGCCTTGGCCATCAGGCGCAGGGCTGCATCGGCATCGTATTGGATGCGCTCTAGATAAAGCTCTTCGGTGTCCTTGTTGACGGCCAAATAGCAGCCGCGCTCACGACCACGAAGATGCATGTAAATTTGCATCTGGTCGAAGTGCTGGGGCTTTGCCTCGCGCATGCCATGTTTTTTCAGTTGAGCAAAGCTTTTGGCGTTGTGCGTCTTGCATTCGAGCACATGAACGGCTTTGGGGGCTTCAATGAGGCCCGAGACCTCGCCATCCAGGTGCCCGCCGCCATGGCCTTCAGCAAAGCTGACGGCGATTTGACCGCCATCGTCCTCACGCTCAACAACCTCGCACCCAACGGCGCGCAGGTCCGCAATCATCCGTTCCTCTTGAAGGTGACCGGTCTCGAAGAGCCGGATCATCCGCCCTTCAAACGGGATGGCATGGAAAGCCCAGCGAAACTGAAGCCAGAGCTTGCGCTCGCACGTATCGCCCAGAACGGATGCGCCAAGATAGGTGCGCTCGCCATCGGCTTCGCCCTTAGCCTCGTAATGCTGACCGATGAGATCGAGCGTTGGCGATTGATGAGTGTGGAGATCAGGCATCGTTCACCTCCACTAGCTTGCCGCCTTTGCAGACGTACCAAGTGTCAGGCTTGATGCCGTCTTTGCCTACGATGCCGCTGGCCGCCGAAACCTTTTCCGACCAATCATCGTTCCATTCGTCGGCGTGAAGCGAAACACCGTCCTGACCGCCCATGACCCTGCCATTTGGGCCGACTGAAATAGCCGCGCCCTGATAGCCGGTGGCAGAAGCCGCGCCCTGAGTGCCGGTGGCAGAAGCCGCGCCCTGATCGCCGGTGGCAGAAGCCGCGCCCTGATAGCCGGTGGCAGAAGCCGCGCCCTGATAGCCGGTGGCAGAAGCCGCGCCCTGATCGCCGGTGGCAGAAGCCGCGCCCTGATCGCCGGTGGCAGAAGCCGCGCCCTGATAGCCGGTGGCAGAAGCCGCTTTTTTCTCCGCGCGCGCTATCGCGCCTTTGACCAACTTCGCCGCTTTGAACGTGTGTTCAACGGCAGTTTGAATGTAGCTGGCCAAGTCAAGTTCAGCCGTGATGGTGATTTTGGCGGCGGCAATCTTGCTGTCGTCGCCATCGGCAGATGTGTCACCAGCCAACTCAACGAGGCAAAACCGTGATTGGCTGGGCGGGTAATAGCGCCAGACATCTTGCGGTGACAGGCATGCGTGAAACCCACTTTGGCAGGCAACGGGCTCGCCATCATGTTCGTAGGTTTTGCCGACCTCATATTGGAAGTCGCGGCAGGAAAGATCGCGGCCAAAGCCCTTGTAGGCGGTGATCGTCTTTACAGACGTAGGTGTAGCGGTCATCGTCTCGGTACTCCGGTCGATGCTTCAAAAAGCAAATGGCTGGTGGAGCCGGGCAGCGGCTCGATTGGCGTTGAACGCTGCCCGGCGGCTACATCAGGAAAACGGAATGTCGTCCGGCTGCGGCGGCGCTGCCTGACCACCCCAAGGCGAACCACCCGGCTGCGGTGCTGCCGGTGGCGGAGCCGCATAACCTTGAGCGGGTGGAGAGGCGGGTGCAGCCTGCGGCGCTTGCGGCGGCATAGCCTGAGGTGCGCCGCCGTACACTTCGACCTTGCTCACCTCGTTCTTGTCGTCATAGCCCTCTTGCTTCTTGACCTTAAGGGTCACGCGACATGGCCGACCGTGCAGAGGCTCAGTCGATTGAATGGCCTGGTTGAAGCCGCACGCCTGCGCAATGCGACCAAGTTGGGCTTGGCCGATCTGCTGAGCCGTTGGGTTCTGGTTGATGTAGTTCACGATCTGCCAGAACTTCCGACCGGCGTAGGGACCGTCGATGACTTCCCAGGTGAACTCAATCAGCCGACCATTGCCGGACTTGGTCGCCCGCTCATCGCTCTCCACGATCTTTGCGCCATACGTTCCGGCAGGCAGCGTGGACCGCTCTGAACTGTAGTCAACCGCGTTGGGGTCAAAGGCCCCTTGTAGATGTGCCATGAGATGCGCCTCCTAGGCCGCAACCGCATCGGGCTGAGCAACGGCCTGAGGTGCGGTGTGTGTCGGCAAGTACGGCGCAATCGCCTCATAACCTTGCCCTTTGTTGTAGAGAATGGCTTCGGGCATGCCGAACCGGTTTTTGGCGACGAATGCCGGGCGCTTCTCGGTGTAAATCCACCGCACGCCAGCGCCTTCTGCGCGAGCGCGGCTTTTGTTGAAGCCGGACTCTTCGCTCTTGATCGTTTGATCCTGGTTGATGAACCAGATCGCATCGACCTCATCTTGCACCATGGCATTGGCCCGCTTGTGCAGGCGAATGTCATAGGTGGAATAGGCTGGCGCCAAGGGATCCTCGAACGTGTTTACGGTCGAGTGAGCGATGAAAACAATCGTCATGCCCTTGTCACGGCGCAGCGCATTGCACCAATCGTACATGCTGCGCCAGGCTGTGCTCGCTTCGACGTAGCCTTTGCCGTAGCCGAAATCCTCAATGGATTTCTTGTTATGCTGCTCGCACACGGCTTGCCATACCAGCGGCTCGGTCTTGTCCAAGCTGTCGATGATCAGTGTCTTGTGCTGATGATCTTCGGTGTAAAGCGCCTGTAGCGCTTCCATCACCTGCGCGAAACTTTCGATGCGCCCAAAGGTTGGGATTTCAACGCCAGCAGGCGCACCATCCTCAACGTCGATGATAATGGGCGCAGGAAACTCAGCCGCCAACGATGTCTTGCCCAAGCCCGGCGGGCCATAAATCAAGACGCGCGGAGGCTTGTCCGTGCGAGTGGTTTTCAGGTCTGCGAGGCTCAAAGCCATGTCGCGTTCTCCTGTTCGGGTGGTGGCACTGAAAACCAACCGCCTGTCGTGCCTTCTTTTGACGGATGGAAATTGAGGGAAAGCTGCGTGACCGGCATCATCATCACGCGGCACAAGCCGGAGCCCTTCGGCCCCCAGGCGACTGCGTAGCCTGTGATGAGATTGTCATCGGCCAGTGCGCCATGCGTGACCAGCAGGTCGAACAGCGCTTTCAGACGGTTGTCGATGTCAGCTTGCGAGCTCGCGCGCTCGACCTGAACAACCGCGAGTACCGGACATGTAAACGTCTCATGAGCGGCAAGCTGCGCATTTAAGCGCCAGCCAGCATGCCCCTTCCAATCGACGTAAATTTTCGTGATGTGCCGCCCGCCCTTTTTGCGGTTGGCGTACATCTGATTGACGCTCGGCGGCGTCGGTAAAGTGAGGATGAGCGGGGCCTGGCTATCGGATGCGTGGCGCTCTCCGATGCTCGGAGGGTTGGCTGCCAAGCCCCGCTCTGCGCACCCGAAACCAGCCGCTTTAACGGCGATCGTTTCGGAAGCCTGAATGTGATTGTTTGGGCCGATCCGCATCACGAACGTCCGCTATCGTGTTGAGCAAGAACACGCTCAACCGCTCGCAGTGTGCCGTCATGAAAGCCCGCATCGGTCTCGGCAATGCGAGAAGACAACGCACGAAGGCGCGCTGCATCCAACTCACGGGCGGCGGCTCCGCGCCGGGCGGCATCCTGTTTCCATTGCTCATGGGCATCCTTTAAGAGTTCAAGAGCCCAACCAGCCCAATCGCCAGCCTTACCCTGCCATGCAGCCTCAACACGCCACGCCGGTACGCCAAACTGCCCCAGCCGTTCGGTCGCGCGCATGCGACGTTGTGAGATGTTCTCATGCGGTGCGAACGGCGCGGCAGCAGAGAACACAAGATCACGTGCTTGATCGGCCACGCGCTGGCGATACACGGCCTCGGTCATGACGCTCGGGCCTCGTGGGTGAATTCGCCGTGAGAAATTGGACATTCGCTCATCCCTTTTGATGCAGAGTGTTTCTGCACCTGGAACTGAGCCAGGCATTGCACTTGGAACTGAGCGAGCTTCTGATAACGATGCGCGACGATATATCCGCCAAGATTAAGCGTCGGCATCGGCCAAGGGTTGGGATCAGACAGATTCAGTTGAGAGCTAAGCAGCATGCGACGCCTCCTCTGCGGAGGTCGCAGGATTGGCTTCAAGCCATGTTTGCAGCTTGTCGATGGTTTTTAAGGTGAGGCTTTTCCCATCTCGCAAACGCTCAATCAACTTGCCGTCATTGACGGCTAAGCGACAAAGCGTGCTCGGCGACAGATTTCTGCGCTCTGCTTCTGTTTCAATTTGCGTGATGAGATCGTCAACCATGACGATCAAACTATGGGCTATTGCCCATCAAGTCAATGGGCTTTTTCCCATTCGCATTTTTTAG